CGTGGACGATGTTGATCAAAGAGCACACCTTCACCACGGACGGCTCGGCTGATTACGCCTTGCCCAGTGATTACGACAGATTGCTCACTGATACCGCGTGGGACAGAAGTAATTACTGGGAGCTTCGCGGGACTTTATCCCCTGCACAGTGGCAGATGTATAAATCTTCCGTATTAGGCTCATCAGTCTCACTTCGTTCACGGATGCGAATTCGCAACGTGTCAGGAACGAGAATGTTCAGCCTCGACCCGACCCCCGCCTCTGGCGTGTCAATGGTCTATGAGTATGTATCTAAAAATTGGTGTCAGTCTTCCGGTGGATCGGGGCAAACTGCCTGGGCAGCGGATACTGACACCGGCATCCTCGATGAATACCTGATTGAACTGGATACCCTGTGGCGCGTCCTTAACCGCATGGGCATGGCGTATGCCGAGGAAAAGGAAGAGGCCGAGCAACAGATTGAGCTTGCACTTGCCGGGGACGGTGGTGCACCGAAACTATCGCTGAACTCTTCCACGGGAACGCATTTGATTGATGCGAATAACGTCCCTGATACTGGGATCGGTTCATGAACCCATTGCGTCGCCAGGCATTACGACAGCGCCGACAGCAGCCGAAAAGCGTTGCGGTTTCCGTACAGGCCCCGGTTGGTGGGTGGAATACCCGCGATTCAGTGGACTCCATGCCCCCGCAGGATGCGTTTAATCTTGATAATTTTTGGCCGACAGTCGGAAAGGTCTCACTAAGAAAAGGCTATACCGTGTTTGCTACCGGTGTGGGTGGTTCAGACGTCAAGACCTTGGCAGAGTACCACAGCGGAACGACACAACACCTTATTGCAGCGGGCGGTGGGGCAATTTACGAATGCTCCGGCGGCGGCGCGGCGACATCGAAAGCAACAGGATTCTCAGAAAACGAATGGGACTGGGTGCAGTTCAATAATACTTTATTGATGTTCAACGGCACGGATGCGGGGCAGAATTATGACGGGTCTACAGTGTCAGCCAATGGCTATACAGGGATTGCCACAACTTCACTGAAGCACCCTGACGTACATCGTTCAAGGGTTTACCTGATCGAGAAGGATTCACAGTCTTTCTGGTATTCCGGGGTGAATTCTATCGCGGGTGCACTGACAGAATTCGACCTTTCGCGTGTCGGGAAGTTCGGCGGCAACCTGGTTGCACAGGGGTCATGGACGCATGACGGCGGCTCTGGTGCGGATGACTTCAAGGTTTTCATCATGTCATCAGGTGAGGTGGTTGTTTATTCCGGTGGCGACCCGGGGTCTGACTTCACCCTTGTCGGAGTCTACCGTATTGGCGTCCCGATTAACCATCGCTCTGTGTTGAAGGTCGGTGGGGATATGTTGATCACAACGACCTCTGATTATGTCTCTTTATCCGAGGTATTGAGGACAGGCCAGATAGGCAACGCCTCCAAGCTTTCCGGGGCGGTTATAGAGAACTCAAGCCGGGCAAGTAATTTCGGCTGGCAGCTTATCCTGCACCAGAAAAACGAAATGATTTTATCTAACGTCCCACAGGCAGATGGAAGCTTCGATCAACACGGTATCAACACACTGACAGGGGCAGCGACACGGTTCAAGGATTTACCGGCCAGAACCTGGGCGGTTTTTAATAACGATCTCTATTTCGGTGACGGTTCAGGTCAGGTCTGTAAGTACACCGGCAATGATGATAATGGATCGGCAATTCAGGCAGACGCCGAACAGGCATGGAATGACTTCGGCAACCCACAGACAAAACGCTGCACGGCATTACGTCCAGTCTTTGAAACGGCGGGGACAATAAGTTATGAAATCGCCAACGGCTACGACTACGAACGGGCTTTGACCCCCTCACCGTCGACCACGACCAGTACAGGCTCCCCTTGGGATACTTCCCCTTGGGATACCTCGCCGTGGTCTGCGGAAAACGTCGTGGATACACACTGGAGGCTGTCACGCGGCGCAGGACAGAATATCTCGACCCGTGTAAGGATTAACTCGAAAAAGGCGGTTTCGTGGCTGAGAACGGATTACAGGCTCGAACAGGGCCGCAACCTGTAATATATGGCGCTGACCGTGAGATCGCTCACTATGTCTCTAAGGGGCTAGGTGAAGAGTTCAGTATTTATTCCAGGGCTATCGGCTTTACCCTTGATGGCAAGATAGTCGGTGGTGTGGTTTATCACAATTACCGGGGAACCGGTATTGAAGGCTCAATCTACACCACGGATAAGCGATGGTGTAATAGGCACAATCTTTATCATATTTTTCACTACCCCTTTGAACAGTTGGGGTGTAAGCGGTTTACCGCAATAACACAAACCCGGAACCAGTCCTCTCAGACATTCCTTGAAAAACTCGGTTTTAAACAGGAAGGCTTAATCAGACAGGCCTTCGAAGACGATGACGGCATTCTATACGGGATGCTTAGAGAGGAATGCAGATGGGTAAATCATCCAAAACGCCAAAAGCGCCAGATCCTTACGTAACGGCGCAAGCGCAGGCGCAGGCCAACAAAGAGGCAATTTTAGAATCTGCCCGGGTCAACCAGATCAACGAAGTCACCCCTTACGGGACGCTTAGTTATTCCGGCACTATTGGCCAGCCCAACCGCACCCGAACCACTGCGCTAAGTCCATCCGGCCAGCGTCAGCTTGATACCTCGAATGCTATCGCGGAAGCCCTTTCAGCAAGTGCGCTAGGCCGCACCGGACAAATCAATCAAGCGCCATTTACTCTTGAAGGCGTTCCAGAGCTTTACTCTAACTATCTCAATGTCAGCACTCCATCTGCTCCAAGCATTACTACAGGGGTAGGTGGGTTGGCAGCATTAGGCGCTGCCCCGACACGTGATCAATTCATCAGTGGTTATACGGGAGGTGGTTCGAGATCGTTGAAGGATATCACAAAAGAACTCAGAAAGTCAGGAAAATACACCACAACAGCAGATCCTAATAGCGGGGATTTATACAAGCAATACCTCAGCGGGCAGACAAGCAACAGCGTACAAAAGCGGTGGGAGTCCTCTGACGGCTTTGGTGACTGGCTTGACCGTGTAGACCAGCCATCATCGGCAACGGTTATCGACTGGAATAGGCTAAACGCAGACGCGCAGAGCCAGTATGAAGCACAACAAGATAAGCCCCAAATATATGATGATGCTGCATTCCAAACTGCTTACGATGACTGGCAAACAAAGAGCGACGATTATCGTCGACAGCAGGAGGATTCATACAATAGCCAAATAGCGGCAATGAGAAGCAACGCGCCTGCTAACACCTCTAATCGTGTAGGTAATTTAGAGCAAGCCCTTTATGACCGCTCTATGATGTTATTGCGCCCGGACTTTGATCGCCAGCGAAACCGTACTGAACAGCTATTGGCCGACAGAGGCCTGCCGATAGGGCAAGAGGCTTACAATGACGTAGTTGGTCAACTAGACCGCTCACAGAACGAGGCGCAATTAGCCGCCGCCCTTGAAGCCATTGCCGGGGCAAGCGCGGAAGATTCTCGCCTGTTTGGCCAGTCTCTCACTGCCCGCCAGCAGGGTATTAACGAGCGTCTGCTTGAAAGAACACAGCCGATTAACGAACTTGCTTTGATGTTGGGCGGTTCGCCGTCTTTGGCCACCCCTCAGTTCGGGGCAAATGCTCAGTATCAAATCAGCCCGGCTGACGTTCAGGGTGCTATTCAAAACAACTACCTCGGCAGTGTCAACGCTGCGAATCAGCAAAACTCCAACAATAATGCCGCCCTTGGTGGTCTCTTTGGCCTGGGTGGAACTATTTTGAGCGCCGGTTCAGGCAGTATTTTGGGAGGACTCTTAGGCTTATGATGTTTGTTCAACGCGATCCTAACATTGAACGCCGCCGCCGTTTAGCGGAGGCCATGATTCAACAGGGCACCTCTGCCGCCCCAGTTCAGCACTGGTTGCAGGGTGCAGCACGTCTCGCACAGGCTATCTCTGGCCGTGACAGGCTGGATGCCATTGACAGAAGCGAACTCGAGCGCCGGCAGGGTGTTCAAGACACCTTCCAGGAGGGCATGAAAGCCTATGAAGGCACGCCTGCCAGCGTGACCCCGTTTGTTCCCGACCGATTCGATGAAACCGATATTATCCCGAATGAGGCAGGCCTGCAGAACGTGACCGAGGCCAAGCCAGGTGGTATTGGTGCGCTTGCACAAGCCTTGATGGGTAATCCTGATACCGCTTCGTTTGGCGCCAATATGATGCTGAGTGACGCTCAGAACAGGGAGAAACTGCAGCAGCAGAGAGACCTGATTGATTATCGCGCCAGTAAGGGCGGAATGCCGTCCGACGTACAAACAGCAGAATGGTATCGAAAAGCGACGCCTGAGCAGAGAAAGGCCTTTGACACAACCAAGCGCCAGCAGCAATTTCTTAATCTTGGTAGCCAGTACCAGAATCCGCGTACCGGACAGGCGTTTCAGAAAGACTTACCGCCTGAAAAAGACCCGAACTACATTGCAGACGTTGAACGCCAGAAAAACGAAGAACAGCGCATTGCCAAGCTTAAAGAAATTCAGCCGAAATCTCGCGCCGCACTTAACAAGGCGAAGACGAAGAAAGATTTCATTATGTCAGAAATCAGCGAGGCGAAAGAACTTGCAGGCCAATGGCTTACTACGGGCAGCGGGTCGCTGTTGTCTCTTATGCCTGGCTCGGATGCGCGACTGCTTAAAGCCAAGCTCGATTCTATCAAGGGTAACTTGGCCTTTAATGAGCTTCGTGAAATGAGGGCAACGTCTCCGACTGGTGGCGCAGTAGGTCAGCTGTCTGATTCAGAACGCGAAGCCATGAGCAGCCTGTCTGGTACGCTGGACCAAGGCCTTGAAGGTAAAGACCTGATCAGGGCGCTTGATGGTGTGGCAACTCAACTTGACGCCTCAATGAATCTGGTTGAGCAGGCCTACAACGAAGACTTTGCGCCTATTATGGATGAGGCCAAAGGCGGTAAATCTGGCGGGCTTTCCGAGGCAGAGCGCAAGGAACTTGAGGCGCTTCGTAAGCAGTATGGAGGTGGTCAGTGAACGAGCGCGATGAACTGATCGCCTTACGTGAACGCAAGGAACTTGAAGAACTGCGCCAAAAAGCGAAGGCCGCACCCGACTATGCGGAAGTCTTCAAGGAAGAAATGAGCCTCCCAGCTGGGATTTTGTCGAAATACGCACAAGGGGCTTCTTTCGGTTTTGCTGACGAAGCGGGCGCGGCTCTGGGTGCGTTGACAGATGATAAGCCTTTTGAAGAAGCCTATACAGGTCGACACCAGTCCATCAATCGTCAAATGAAAGACTTTGAGGAAGCGAACCCGAAAACGGCTATAGGCTCTGAAATCGCTGGCGGTATCGGGTTGGCGCTGGGCACGATGGGCGCTGGGTCGAAAATCGCTGGCGCTCACTTACTCGGTAAATTGTCCCCGGCCATGAGATTTGCCTTGCCTGCTGCGGTGGGCGGGGGTGCGTATGGTGCGGGTACAGCGCAACCCGGAGAAAGAATGGCTGGAATGGGTCAGGGCGCGCTTATCGGTGGTCTCTTTGGTTTCGGTCTGCCTTACGTGGGGTCTATTGCTAAACGTGCTGGTCAGAAGATTGGCGGAGCAATAGCTGACAGCTTCTCAAAAACCTTCCAAAGCCCGCAGGCGCAGGCAGGAAAGCTGATTAATAAGGCGCTACAGCGTAGTGATTTAACACCAGACCAGGTTACTCAGCAGCTCGGCAAAATGGGCAATAAGGCCACACTTGCAGAGTCGATGGGTGATGATGCTGTCAACCTGCTTGATAACGTCGTTAACCAGCCCGGTAAATCTCGCCAGTTGGCCACTCAAGTGATGACAGCACGAAATCGTCAGGGCGCACAGCAAACCCGTATTATTAAAGACCTTGAAAAGCTGACCGGCAAAAGCGGCAGCTATCTTGATGACTACCTGTCACTGGATAATATCCGCAAGACAAGCGCGAAGCCTTTGTACGAAAAAGCCTATGCACAGGAAGTCCCTTTAACGCCAGGACTCAAGAAGATTCTAAACACCAAGACCGGACAGAAGGCGTGGAAGCAGGCTCAGGACATTGTCGCTGATGAGCTGGACGGTACGCCATTACCAAAACTAATGAGAGTAGAGGGCGGCAAGGAAATTATTGACGAAGGCGTGATCCCAGACCTTCGCTCATGGGATTACATTAAGCGAGGCCTGGATGACATCGTTTCTGACAATACCAGCGATTTTGGCAAAATGAACTCAAAGGCCAGATCGGCCAATGAGTTAAGAAAGGCTCTTATTTCTGAAATTGACGAAATATCCCCAGACTACAAATCCGCACGAGCCGCATATGCCGGACCTACAAAAAATATGGACGCCATGAAACAGGGTCTCAGGGTCTTGAAAGACGATGCTGACTTTACTGAATTCAACTTGAGCAAAATGAGCGAGTCCGAAAAAGAGGCCTATATGATGGGTGCGGTGAAGGCCGTTAAAGACAAGTTCATGTCAGCCGGTGAAAACGCCAATGCAGCAAATAAAATCCTCAATAGCGGGCTTTTAAAACAGCGTATTAAGCCAATTTTCAAGACCGATGCCCAATATAACCAGTTTATTAGCGAACTTCGCAAAGAGTCGCTATTCAAGGGCACTGAAAACCGCTTTATGGGTTCGCAGACCTTTAGTCGTACGGCACGCGCTGAAAATGACCGTATTCCCCGCAATGTCGCCGACCTGGTGGGCGAGACTGTCCGAGAGGTCGTCTTGCCAGACACCTCAGAGGCCGTCAGGGACGAGATAGGCAGGATACTACTGACACAGGGTCAGGATGCCGGTAGCGAGCTGGCACGCGCCCTGATTAATCCTCAGAGACCGCCTGTGCAAATACCTATGCAAGTCGCCCCAACACTGGGCTTATTAACCGGGCAAAGGGCAGGTAGTCAATGATTAAGTTGATCACATCTGTTTTATTTATAGGGCTTAACATCGCATTTTTGGCCGCACTGCTTTCCTTTGGCTGGAAGTTCGCGCTGGGGTGTCTTGTTGGCTTTGGAATTATACAAACCAGTTACCGACTGAATCGGGGTAACTGGTATAACCCGTTGGAGAATTAAGATGGCGCGAAACGGAAGCGGGGTTTTTTCCCGTCTATATAATTGGGTCAATGACCGGGATGCCGCGATTGACATTACCGCATCACGTGTTGACGCGGAAATGGATGGCATGGCAACGGCTCTCACCGAGAGCATTGCGCGTGATGGTCAGACTACGATCACAGCAAATCTGAAGATGTCGACCTATAAGCATACAAATGTGGGTGCGTCTAATTCGAGAACGGACTACGCAGACACAGCCTCGGTACAGGACTCCTCCTTTACCTATGTCGCTGATACGGGTGCGGCTGATGCCTACGTTATGACCTTGGCACCTGCGATCACAGCCTATGCAGCGGGGCAATTATTTGCCTTCAAGGCATCAAACGCCAACACCGGGGCATCAACGGTCAACGTGAACTCTGTGGGTGCTAAAACCATCAAGAAATATCACGATCAAGACCTGG